CGGTCAGGAAAGGCGTTGCGCTAGTGGCAGAAGAACCACCGGCAAAGTAAATCTCACCAGCTTGGCCTCCGGAAGTAGTGGAGGAAAGGTTGGCTTGAATCATTCCTTCACCAACGCCTGAAGCGGCGACAGGTGAACCAGCGTTATCGCGACCGAAAGAGATCACATTTCCAGTGGCTGCATACACACCAGAAGCAACGCGGCGGTCTCCCCAGCCCGAAGCGATGGCGACAGTAGCGCGATAGCCGTAGGCAGGCAGGTCAGTAGAACCGGAGATCACCATTCCGGTGATGTCGGTACGGGTGTCGTCTTGCCGATAGGGGGAAGGAACGATCACATCAGCAGAGGCAACTGCGCCATCACCAGAAGTTGCGGTGACTTTGACATAACCACGCTGTTGGAAGTAGCGGTAACCAGGGACAGCCAACACAGAGGTGGGGCCTGCCTTGGAAGAATTGTTAGTACCGTCTTGATTGGAATCAATGTTCTTGTACCAACCGTTTAAGGCCTCTGTCCAGTTACCTGGATAGATTTTCTTAGCGGACAAGTAGGTCATTTATCTCTCCTATTGAGGTTTTGTTTTAATTAGTCAGGCTCAAATAGTGCCGTCGTCTTGAACGAAGCTAAATGCGGTTGTGATGAAGTCCTTATTAAGAATTTCGAAACCAGCATACAGTTGCCAAATCAGAATAATGAAGCGGCTGAAGTCATCATTATTGTTGATGAGCACCTGGGCGTTAGGGCCACCGATGCCAACACCGATTGACTGAGGACCGAAGAAGTAGCCCTGAGCGACTTCCTTGGAAGCATAGCTGCTGCCGCCGTCAAAAGACGTATTGACATTCTTGTTGGGGAAGTTGGTGGACTCGTAGAACTTCACACCTTCAAACTGAACGCCAGTAGGCATAACAGGCTCACCAGCCAAGAAGTAGGCTTGGCCTGCCTGAGGACCCATGTAGAAGCTGGCGTTGTTAGGCATCATGGGGTTGCCCATGTACATGCCTTGACCAGGATTACCGGCGTAACGAGCGATCTCACGGAAGTCATCGTCACGACGCAGGTGCATCATGAAGGTGGGATCGCAAATACAACGATACAGACCGTCAGCAAAGGTAGGTACGTTGCGCTTACGCATCTGCTTAACAACGTTCAGCAGGTCAGTACGCACGGAGAATTGCTGAACCTGAGCTTCATACTCAGCAGTGGTGTAAGAGATACGGTTTTGACTGTCTTTCTCTTTAGCGCCTGCAAAATAGTAACCGCCGATGTCATCGGATGCAGCTCCATTAGCCTCAGCTTTGGCCATTTCGTCAATGAAGACGCGGTCGCGCCAACGACGATAGTCGTCCAGCAGAGTCAGAGAACCGATGCTCTGGTGGAACATGTTCAGGTTGCCGGTGTCTAACAGCAGACGCTGTGCAGTCACCAGGGTCTCCCGGGCAATTTTAAAAGTAGAAGGCTGGGTAGGATCGCCAGGATCTGCAGGGCCAGTGTACTCCTTCAGCACAACAAGCACCTTCTCCTTGGTGATGTTGCGGCTGTTGGCGGTACCAATGGTCTGATCGGAGACGCGCTCACGGCTCTCCTTGGTTCCAGGGGTTCCCCAGAACTTATAACGGTCTAACTGAACGGTTTGACCGGGTTGGCGAGTGAAGTCATGGACGACCACAGGCTCAGCAGCCATCTCGCAAATGTAAGCGGGGTGAGGGCGATAAAGCTCCGCACCTAGCAGTTTTGGAAAATCGTTCTCCTGGTCTCCAATTTCTTGAAGGGGTGGACCATCTCTTCATCCCAGAGGGATGCCGGACGCTGTATCTGGTATTACGTTACAAGATCGTGTAACACCCAGTGGCCTCTGCACGTTCCAATCACGGGCTTGATTGGCTTCGCTCAGGATTACCCTCGTCTTTACGTTAGGGCTTCCCTGAATTCATCCGGTTTTCACTTAACGATTGCTCGCTAAGGTGACAACGCTTGAGAAGTTCAGGTGAGGTAAAATTTGGAAACTTGTTCATAAACATCATGAATCCAAAATTAGTCTCAGGATTTGGTAATCTCTACTTAACTGAATCCGGAAGAGCTTTTGAAAAACACTTGGACGATAATGACCAGGAGTATTTTGAAGAACTTCCTATACAACACACTAGTAAGTATGATCGTGTCTCAATCCTTGTTGACGGTAAAAGAAAAAGATTTAATTTACACGTCTTAATGGCTGTTGCTTTCTTGGATTTAGATTTGCGTTCACATGGAACACACAACTTTTCTTTGCAAGTTAATCATATAGATAACAACAAAAGAAATAACAATCTAAATAATTTAGAGATTGCTACTAAACAAGAAAACCTTATAAGAAGCTGGACTGAAAACAATCAAATTAACAATGGTTTTGCAAGTAAAGGAAAGGCGAAAACATCACTCAGGAAATTTTCTAAAGAAGATGTGAAACAAATTAAATCTTTAAAAGAAGCAGGTCTTTCATACAGAAAGATTGCTGAAAAATTTAATTGTAATCACGGTGCTATTTACCAAATGCTGAAAGGTAATACCTACCAGGATCTGAACTAGCTATCAATGAACACTTTGGTTTATCCTCCAGTGTCAGGTTTATCGGGTGAAAGATAAAGCCAAACGGCTTATCTAACAAAATACTAGCATCAAGTAATTTTAAATACTAAGAGGGGGTAATAATTACCCCCTCTGTATTTATCATTCCATTACAAACAGCTTGTTAGCCATTGTTGATGGATTTGCCTGGTTCAGGATACGCCAAGCGTTCTGCGGATCATTAATCATCTGCTGGTCAAAAACATTCCAGAACTCACGGGTATTCTGTGGACTGGACTGCACGGGAGGAGCAGGCATAGCTGCGCCACGAGTAGGTTGGACGGCAGTCGGATAACCGCGAGTTTCTAGCTGTTGCTCGGACTCATAGACAGGGTAAGGTCCCTGGGGTCCGAAGAACTGCAAGGTGTAATCTGACAAAACATCGGGATTAGTTAAAATCTCGTTGTATGCCTTGTTTTCGACGTGCTCGTTGACTGCAAAAGCTGCATAATCGCAAAGCGTATCATGTGCCCAAATAGCATAGTCGGCATAGTCAGCCAGACACTGACGCTCATCTTGAGCCCAAATTACTGCGTCATCGAGAAGCTTTTCTAGATTTACCGCGTAATTGTTTAGAATCCCTGGTGCCTCTGGACCGAACGCGTTCAGAACCGCCCTGCTTTCCGGACTCAGATTGTAATAATCCGCTATCGCTCCGTCCACTTCCGCGTGGGCTTCCTCCGCCGCCCGACCGTATAGAGTCGAGGAGGTTGGGGAATAGCTGGGCGAGGATACCTGGTTGGGCGACCAAGTCAGGCGATCCGATTGTGAGATACCCGGGCTGATCGCTTCCGCCTGTGCCCAGTTTCCCGGGATAGCTTGTGGGTATGTCTGGGCCGGAGCTGACGGTGCTGCCTGGAACGGGGATGGGGCTGGCTGACTCAGTGCTCCTACCACCTTGTTGAACGCCGCCTCCCATGGGTTGGACGGAGGAACCGCCGCCGGTTGGGATTGGGGGACGTATTGAGACGGGCTTGATGGGTAATTGATAGGACCCGCCGGAGCCTGTTGGGGGTAATTCATACCCACCGGAATTTGAGCCTGAGGCTGCGCCACCGGAACCGGTGCTGCCGCCACGTAGCTGCTGGGGGCGACGGCCACTGGTGTTGGGCTCGTCGGTTGGATCGATTGGACGGTAGCGTCCTGCATAACTCATCTCCTGTTGTAATGCTTCTAAAGTTCGATACAGATAAGGTGTTAAATCCAAACGTGGATCTGCAGCCATAGGTAAATCTGGTGACTGCGGGTGAGGGGTCTGCATCATTCCCGACACCAGGCGACTGAATGCTTGGAAAGCTCCTTGCAATTCATTTACCATCCTGAATGGGAACCCCGATAACATCGCGGCTCGTTCCTCATCCGTTTTTTGTGGGAAAAGAAACTTCAGTGCTTCTATACTATCAACACCCAATTCTTGCAAGTTTCTAACAACAATTGAATTGTTAATTAGATCCTGAGAGGTGTCTTCGTAGACCGGTCCAAGCCAGCGCCATTGCACAGTTAAATCCCCATCTGGAATTAAACCAATGACAGATGGTGGAAGCATTTCAGTCTTAAGTGCGGCCATCATGATCCGCTTAATTTGCTGATCATAAGCAGCCATTGCATCTGCATATAGCTCCTCTTCTTGTGCCGTAGCTTCCTCAGACAAGTCAATCGGTTTTTCTAAACCAACAGCTGCGGCTAAGCTATCTCTGAAAAGCCTCTCTTCCTGATAAATAATTAATTCCATGCAACGTGAAATGCCATGCGTATAAATAGCGCGACATTTTTTCTTTGCAGTTGCAGCAACTCGACCGTAAATAGATTTAAGTTCAGTCGCAGTTACACTTGCCGAAATACTGATTTCATCCTGACCACCCAAGGCGGTACGGATTTCCTCACGTAAAGTACGGCTAAAAGATACCTGATCACCTGTAACAGCGTCGGGTACGATATAACCAACACGGTCGTTTGGCTCTAAATTAGCGATGACACGAGGAACACGAATGTCTCCACCCATGCCACGCGAAATTGGATCTGCTTTAAACATTGATTTGCTTAAAGCGTTTGCACTCATGAAACCAGAATTAGCAGCAATTGATGGTCTTTGGACCGTCATGTCCCCTGATTCCATTAGATCAGTTTTTGGTCGCGAAGATAACAAGGTAGGATTGCCAAAGAACTGAATGTTCTTTCGCATGTTTTTAACCATGTCGTCGTGAAGACAAATTTGATCAGCTAAGGAATCAAAGTCACCTACACCTTCTGTCGCAAACCCTTTGGGATTGTTAAAAATCTCTACGCAAGGAATAAAACCTAATGTGTTTTTAAGCTTCTTAGTTTTACCGGGTGCTGCTTGATCTGGCATATCAAAAGAGATATGTCCATCTGAATGTGTTTCAGTAATTAAACGTTTTTTAATTGAAAGCTTAATATATTTTTTAGTGCCTGTTGCATTACCCATACCCAGATGA